ATTTTTTTTTTGACCGCTTCCAATTGGGCGGTCAATTCGCTTTCGGGAACGTCATTCAACTTTTCCGTAATGGCGGCCAACGCATCGTCCCCAATGTCGGTACAATCTTGGCCATCAATCTTTGTTATCAACGCGGCAAATGCCCGGTGTTTGGGATTGACGCCCGATTGAATCAAAAACACGCATTGGCGCATATTTTCCAATTCCTGTTGTGCCTGTTCGGGTTTACCGGCCATAAGGAACCGGCGCGTTTTTTCAATGCGCTGGTCAAACGCGGCAATGTCAGAACCAATACCCGCATCAACCAACAACAACTTTTGATATTTATGGAAACGCACAATCGGCAATTCTTCGATTGTGTCGTACATTTCCACCGTATGTTTTCCAATCTTGACCGTTACCATAATTCCCGGGCGATTACTGTTGAACAAACCGGCACGGCCAACAACCACCATTGGCCCGTTGCCACGCACAAAGTTAGCGAAATCAGCACGGAAACCCACCAACTACAACAAAATTTGCAATTGAATAGCCGCCATATAAATTCATTAGGCGCTTGTACTTGCAACCATTCCAACCAATGCCATTTCGCGGCAAGCCCCAACAGGAACGCGGCCGCCAATGCCACGACCGCAACCCAACAAACAAATTCGATTATTCCAAACATAATTCGTCAAATTCCAAAAGCCCGTCAATCCGAAGTCCGGCAAACGGGTGCATTAAAAATTGATTGTCAATTTCCGAAAGTGTATAACCACGGTAAATGTTTTCAGCACGTTCATAAATCTTATTCAAGACAATACGACCGCCGCTTAAATGCCAGCCGGCCCGGCCGTTCAACACGCGCAAAATTTGGGCTTTGATGTATTCGGTATTCCTGTTGTCCGGTTCATCATACACCCGGGTTAAATCGAACCAGACGATAAGGCCGAACGGGGCTTTGATTTCACGCGCCCACGGCCCCGCGTCAATGGTTTGCGGGTCCTCAATTTCAAAAAATGAAAAGTTGCCAATCTTGGCATCCGGGGACGTTTCGATGTAATCGTTTTCGCCGTGGCCGTTCCATCCGCCGCAATAGACATTCGGCGTAATTATCTTTTTGCCGTTCATCATCTTTGTAAGGCGTTGCGAACGGCCAAAGGCCGCGTCCAACCACGGCAAATTTTCAACCAATCCGGTTTGTATTTCCCCAATTACCCGGTCCAACATAACCGGGTTTTTAATGATGGGTGCGTTTGTATTAGACATAAAGACGTGTTTTTAATTCGTTCATCAATTCATCGTATGCGCCGCGTTCGACAAATATAACCATCCAATTTGCCATCATCAAACCGAACGTGGAAATGCCATATTTGGCAATAATTCCTTTTGAATATCCGGTTGTTCCAACGATTCCCACGGAATCCCCGGCAAACTGTACGCCCAATTCATCGTGAAACCGGCCATTGATATACAGGTTTGGCGCATCCGGGTTCCTGTTGGCCGTGTACGGGTAATTGATTCGGTCTTTTTTCCACGCGGCATAACGCCCGGCCGATTCGACGGTGTAAAAATATCCGGACGGTTTCAAATCTTCCGAATAATACGGGTGGATGTCTTGACCGTTGGATGCTAAACCGGCGAACAATTGTTGTTTTTGCAATTCCAAGATGTCGTCGGGATGTTTAACAACGACATTGCGGACCAATTCGCCGGTCTGCAAACCGTCGTTCACGTCCGCAACACGTTTCCGCAAGTTGTTCAATATTCCCATAACCCATTTTGGCCATTTTTGGGCGATTTCCGGGCGTTTCGTCAAAAAGACGGGTAATTTATCATCTTTCGGCCAAACGCCCGTTATACGCCATTTCTTTCAAAATTAACTTATACCGTGCGATATTTCACGCCGTGGTTGTTGCATTGCAAACACACGCGGTCCAATCCCCGCGTGTCAAGCGACAACGCCCGGTACGCCTGTTTCAATTCATACCCCAATCCGGATGCACGGCCGTTCGGTGCGCCATCAAGTTCATACAACAATTCGTCACGCGTGACGTTCACTTGATTGCGGTTTACCCGAACATCCGGATTCATTGCGATTGTCCGCAACACATTGGCCGCAACTTGGCGTTGAATGACCGTTGCGAAAATCCCGCGTTGGGAAATGATAAAATCGGTTAAATCGCAACCAACGGATATTTCGACGTTCATTCCGTAATTCATCGTGTTCGTATAACCGATTTGGCCAATATCGAACATTTCCGGGTATTCGGCAAAATCCAACGGGGCGTGAATCCCGAACGGGGAAACCTGTAAATATTTGGTCATTTGCCGCCAAGATTCAATCGAACCACCAAGGCACGTTTGGCACGGCTCAACCGACCAATCCTTTGATACGTTCAACGCCCGCATACCGGCGGGCAATTCGTTTTGATTGTAACAGAGGAACCACGCGCCGCCGGAATCGTTGCCGTTTCCATCCGTTCCGGGGATGTAAGGCAAATAAATTGGTTCGGCCGGTGTAAACCATTGGAACCCGCCATTGGTGTTGGTAAACGCCAAATCAATTACGCGCATTGGTGCAACTTGCGACGAATGGAACAGGTACAAACGAACCGTTCCCGTTCCGCCAACCATTTGCAACCCGATTCGTTCGATTTTGGTTGTTACGCCCATCGCACGGACCGGCACGATTTCGAAACCGACAATCTTTCCGGTCGGGTCTATTGTGGCGGCCAACCGGGCGGCCCCGTCAAAGAACGTGCGACGTTCCAAAAGATTGCGGGTTTCCTGTTGCAATTGCTTTTCTTGAATGAAATTTTGGACGGCCGTATTGATTCCGTTAATGGTCAAGTTCCGGATAAAGTCCGAAACCATATCATATTTTACCCACGCTCCCGCCAGTTCCGAACCAAAGGCACTGTTAAAGTCTTGGTTGGAATCGGTTGCGGCCGGGACGATTCCGGTATTATCATAATTGGCAATCCAAACAATCCCGTCGTGGCGTACCTTGGCCCCGCGTTTATACGTCATTGTTTGATTCCACGCCGGATAACTGTACAAATAATCGTCCGGCATAATCGCCCGGACGTTCGCCAACGTGCAAAGCGGGTGCGCACCTTGAAATGTCAAGCCGCTTTCAGATTGGCACAATTCGTTGTCAATTTGCTTTTCCGGGTTGTAATCCTGTTGCCATCCAACAACCGGCAACAACGCCTTTTGAATGTCTTGTAACCTGTACATTTTGCGATGAATGTTTGTAAATGAAAAAAGGGGCGGGGCAATACCCCACCCCATAACGATTTCAACAACGATTCAACGATGTTTACTCTACCGCTTTGGTGTTAACCGGGTTGGTTGCTCCGTTCACGACCTCAACAGGCGTTGCAAACGGATTAGCGGAACCAGGGGCGGCCAACTCAACCTTGATAATCGGGTTGGCAACGGTCGTTGGGTCGGAATTGTACGCTACCAAAAAGGCCACGTCAACGGAAAATCCGAAATACTCCTTAACGTTGCAAACCATATCGGCGGACGCTTCGCCCGCAATTGCGGATTGGTCGCCGACGGCGGTGTAATAATGGGAGCCAACCGGCAAATCAATGTACGGCAAACGGACAACGTCCCATTCGTGGAAATTTGCTACTGTGCGGCTCAACGCTTCGCGGTCAACACGGGTCAACACGCCAACGTTCCCATCGGCCACAATGTAACCGGTTGCAAAGATGCCGGAACCGTTCACGATGTTGTTTGTATAGTGGAACACTTTATTGTCGTATTCCAAACGCTTGTTAACGTCGTTATAAATGTCGTGTTCGGCCATCTTGCGTACCAAGGAATCGAACCCGGCCCCGCCGATAACGTGCAACATTTCCGGATAAGCGTTTGCCCTCATAATCGCGTTCATATCCGCCAAAAATTCCATACGGGCGTTCCAAGGAATTTGCACGGAATTGGACGTGACGGTGTAGTACAACTTATCCTTGAACACTTGGGTTTTGTTCGCTTCCAATGCGGCGATTGCCTGTACATCCATTGCGTTGGCAAGTGCGCGGCAAACCTTTTCCATCTTGCGGGCAAAATCGTGTTCGTAGGAAATTTCGTTGTTCCTGTACAGTTGTGGAACCATCGTGAAACCAACGGCCAACGTTACCCAATTGACGGTGTACAACGCGGACGTGTTTTCGTCGTCAGCGATGACGCACGAACGGACGTTGGAAACGGTCACGTCGCCATCGTAATTGATAACGGGGATTTGCACGGTGTTGCCAATGGATTCAAAGGCACGGTCGCGCAAGTTGGGGTTGATAATGGAATTGGCGGCGTTGGTTTGCTCAATGAAAAAATCCAATGCGCCGTATTCCAACGGGCGGGCCATATTACGGTCAAATTCCGGATTTTCGACGCGCCAATTTTGCAAACGGGTTGCGATAAGTGACATAATGCAAAAGTTTTAATTGTTAATGTTTTTGCCGGATTGACCCTTTACCCGGTGTTGTTGTTTCTGTTAGTTTAACGAATCGGCAACGCCTTTAACACATCGCGGTTTTCTTTCCACGCGGCCGTCATTGCGTCGTTAAATTCCTTTGACCCGTTGACCAATCCGCGTTCCATCAGTTGTTTTGCAATGATTTCGTGGGCTTGGTTTTGGGATGTTGCCCCGGAAATATCCACGGTCTTGGAACCGTCGCCGCTTCCACCTTGGCCGCCTTGGGAACCGGCCCCGGCTTGTTTGCGACCCTCCTCAATAACACCCATCGTTTTGAGTTCAGCGGAAACAAGTTCGGCGGCCGTGAACGGACGCAAGTTGTTTTCCGGGTTTCGTTTCGGCGTACCGTTTTCCATAAACGCCAATACTTTGCCACCATTTCCGTCGTCAATGTATTCTGGGTTCATTCCCTTTACCTTTTCGACGGCCTGTTGTAACAGAACGGACGTAACAGATGCGGGCAAATCGGCCTTGAATTTAATTCCGGCGGTTGCCTTGGCAAATTCGCCGTCAATCTTTGTTCGAAACATTGCTTTGGCGTGTTCGGCCTTGGCATTGTCATATTCGGTTTTCAAATCGCCATATTGCTTGGTTACGTTTGCCAAATCGGCCTTGGCTTGTTCCAATGCACGTTTGGTTTCAGCATCCGCGCCGCCCTTGGCAATAACCGATTCCAAACGGATTTTCTCTTTTTCCAATTCGGAAACCTTGGTTTGCAATTCGGCGGCGTTACCCGCTTGGGTTTTAATTTCGCCAATAACACGTTTGGCGTAATCATACGTTTTTTCGGTTCCACTCTTTGCGATACCGGACGCGGCCAAAATGTCCGCGTCCAATCCGCCATAAATTTCGCCGGTCTTTTGACCAATAACGGCGGTTTCGTCGTTCTTGGACATTTCGACAATCGCGGTTTTCTGTTCATCCGTCAAGCCGGACAACGCGGCGTTGGCGTTCAATAATTCGGTTGTAAGTGCCATAATTCTTTCTCTTTGAATTTTTGGTTAATGTCGTTTTTACTTTTTCGTTTCGCCCGGGATGGTTACTTTGATTGGGAACCCTGTTCGGGGGCTTCTTTTTGGTCCTTGGGCGGGCGTCCCGGTCCGGGCTTTTTGTCGCTCTGTTCGGCTTTCGCCTGTTCGGCCTTGGCGGCCTGTTCGGCAAGTGCCTTGGCAACGGCGGCGTCAACTCTTTCGGAAACGGCCTTATCAACGGCCGCATCGAATTTTTCTTGCTCGGCTTGCGCCTTTGCCTGTTCGGCTTCGGCTTTCGCCTGTTCGGCCTTGGCGGCCTGTTCCTTTAACCACACGTTCGGGTTGTGCAAAATTGTAACGGTGTAACCCTGTTTGCGCAAACTATTCAAAACGTGGGCTTCGAAAATCTTTTTGCCGAACTTTTGTACCCGGGGTTGGGAAATACGTTTGCCGGTCTTTTGGTCGAATTGTACGACCTCAATAACGGCGTGGTAATCCTTTTCTTCTCCCTTGGGGACAATGTAATTGTCGGCGGTCAACTTTTCAATCGGGGTATCGCGCCCGTCTTTTGTAATCATACGTCTTTACGGTATTTGGTTAAACATTGGCCGGTTCGGGTTTCTGTTCATCGGCATATTTCCGAAATTCGGCCATAATAATTTCAATCTTTCGTTTGTACGGTATCGCTTCGCCGAAATCCAAAATGTTGGTGTTTTCACGTTCGAACCGGCGTACAAAATTAGGAAAGTTCAATTTAATACGCAAATCCGTTTCGGAAACCAACTTTTTGTCAAACAGTTCGGAAACCTCAATGCGTGACAAATGGCGGAACGGTTCAAGTTCGGCCAATATCAACATACGGCGTAATTGCGTCGGGTCGTTACGATATTCGGTTTCCAAGATTTGTTTTTGCATCATATCCAATTCGGATTCCGACGCGCCCGCATCCTTGGCGGCCTTATACCGTTTACGCAATTCATCCGGGGAATACAAGTAAAATTCCGTTCCGTAATTGATTTTCGCAGAAATGAAATACCGTCCATAACGCAACCGGCAAATGGTTTCGTCAACCCATTGTTGGGCGGCTTCGAAACCTTTTTTAACCCGGTTCAATACGGTTGTAACGCTTTCGAAATTCGCTTGTACCTGTTGTTCGTTGAACGCGTCACGGTTCGTTACGATTTCATCTTGTCCGACAACGGCCGTAATGATTTCTTCACGCAACCGCTTTTGTTCCCCAACGTTGTAATCAAGGGCGTTTCGGTCAACGGTCAACATCTGTACGGGGTTTCGCAAATCGGGCTGGTTTTCGTCCGAGTTCGGCACGGGGATTTCCACGAACGAACCGGCCCCAATTATACGTTTGTTTCCGCATTTCGGGCAACGCATCAGTAATCCGGACATATCCAACCGGTAACGGCCTTGTTTGTCGCGCAAAAACCCGCCGTCGCAATAATCCCCGTTTTCCGCGTTCGTGAAATCGCAACTTTGTTCGTACCCGGACAAAATAGGATATGCGCCCATAAGGTCCAATTGGCGTTTGGAAATGTGGAAAAATTCGAACCAATCCAAACTTTCCAATTCGGCGGACAACGGGGACGCCTTTACGTCCGGTTCATCCAACGAAATAGGTTCATTCCAAAAAAACCGCGCCGGGCAATAACCCAAATCGTGCGGGGCTTCAATCTTTGGCATACCATCAATTGTTCCGGTGTGCTTTTCGTCGTCCCAAACACGGTATGTTTCATCATCCAATACAACGATTTCGTCACGACGGCGGAAAACGATATAATCCATTTGTCCCGTGGTCGGGTCCGCTTTGTACGTAATCACGTCGTCAATCGGCAACCAATAAAAATACGGTTCCGGCAATTCGGTGTCCTGTTCCCGTGGTACGTCAACGATTAGAACGGAATTGATTTCAGATTTGAAAAATTCCCAACCTTTCGTCGCCCATACATCGGGTTCGTTCAACTTGGTTAATCTGTATTGTTCCCAATCGTCCCGTTGGGCCGTGTTGACGAATTGGTAATTGAACGCGGGGTTACGCCCGTCGAATATACGGGAAAGTTTGTTAAAGCATACGTCCGTTATCTCATTGGTTTTTATGGGATAACGGAACAATGCTTTGAACAAAACAAATTTGTCGTGCGGCAAGATATTTTCAACCATTGCCAAAAATTGGGTCAATGGCAAAGAAATATACGGTGCATTGAAAGATGTAACACGTTTGACCGTGTGAAATTTGATGCGCATTTGATGCAATTTCGCACGGCTCAATGTCGCGGAACTCTTATTTTCCGCAATCTTTTTTCTTATCTTGGCGACGTCGTAACCCATTGTTCACAAATTCGAATTTTGAATTTTCCGGCAAATACCATCCGCCATTGTTCGGCATCCTCAACAACCGTTCGGCGTGGGATATTTCAAATTCCCGGGTAACATCATTTGCCATTAACGTTACCGTGGTTGTCTTGGCATTCATAACTATCCAGCAACGACCAAATCGGTCAACGGGTTAAAGTCGGTTGGCGCCAAAATCACCAAATCGTCGGAATAGTTGTCGGGATATTGCCAAGAAATTGCGTTGGAATCCTTGGCGTCGAAATTCCCGTGAACCTTGGAACCGATGAACAATGCACGAATGGGAATCGGCATATAATCGCCATCGGTTGCGCCCTTTATGGCTTCAATCTTTCCGTTTTCGTCAAACAGGAAAACGCCAAGATTACCGGCGGCGGCTTCACATTCCAATTCTTTCATCGTCTTAATGACGGATTGAGGAATGGAACGCAACGAACCATCAAATTGAACAGGGTTGCCGCCCAACACGGTGGGAATACCGCCCAAATCGTCGTTACCGCCGGACGTCAAACGGGCGTCGCCGCCGGAATCAGCGGGAGCGTTGATGTACGGGGATATTACGATTTTAGAACCGTCGGCGGCGGTCATCAATGCAGTCCAAGACGCTTTCAACAGGATGGACGCGTCGGCGGTAAACTTGTTTGCGCTTCCATCGGCTTTACGCAAGCGTTGGAATGCAACTTTTTGAATTTGGCCGAAATTTTCCGGGCAAGTGACGTTCGGGATGGTCGCAATTGCGGCGGCGGCCGGGCATTGACAGATAAGTGACATAATGCAGAAATGTTTTAATTGTTTATGGTTTTACGGCTTACCCTTGGCCGCTTTCGTTTGCAAATGTAGTTATTTTTTCAAGAAATCGCGCCAAATCAATTTTCTTTTGTGAAATGGGTAATTCCTTAACTTTTTACCAAACGTGGCTAAAATCACCCGGAAAATGGCCTTAATGGACACGAACGCCACGGGATGCGGCATTATATGGTTTCGTGTTTCCGTCGGCAATTTCCTTTTCATAAATTCCGGTTAATCCGTCCGCGTCGTCGTCGTGGGTGTTCGCATCAAACTTGCGTAAGAATCCCACAATATGGTCGTGGAATTTCTTGTACCGCGTTTCCCATCCGAACGGCATAATGATATGTTGATTTACAAACGGCGCATTCGTGATAATTCGGGATTCCTTGTTGTCGCTTTGGTAAAACGGGACCGTCAACGCCCGAACCTTTTTTTTCACAACCCGTTCGTATTGGGACCCGCCGTTGTTCGATTCAATCCACGCTTTTTGTACGCCATTGTTGTTAATCATCCGGGGAACGGTCACGGTCGTAACCTCTGTTGATTCGTCGGTAAATTCAATGTCCGTTATCAATGCGAACAACAACGGTTCCATTCGGTGTTTGGCTTCATTCCATATTTGGTTTTCGGACCGGTATATGTCATAAGACGCGGCAAACAAGAAATCGTCGCCCGTGTCTGCCACATCAACGTAACAACCCGAACGGACATATTGGCCCCAATCCGATTTTTCAACCCACGTTTTGAACGGTTGGTAAAGATACGCGGTTGCGTCGCCCGGGTTGCCTTGGTACAGGCATTGGAAACCCAACGGGTCCAATTGTTTTTGTTGCAACAGGCGTTCCAACGAATGGCGTTGCGGCCACAACGGTTGCCCGGGTTCCCTGTTGTCAATTTCCGTCGATTCGCCGGTCTTGATTGCTTCAAAGTTGACCAATACCCACGCGCCCGACGGAATGTTGTCAAAATCGGACCATCGTTCAGCAAACACGACCTTTTCCGAATCAATGATTTTGCCAATAATATCATCCGGATTCCACCGGGTAAAGACGACCAATTGTTGGGAATCATTGTGCAAACGGGTTTGTGCAACTTTCGTGAACCAGTCCCACGCGGCCGTCCGGATTATCGGGGAATTGGCTTCGGTGGAATCTTTGTACAAATCATCGTAAATCATTACGTCCACGGTCTTGGACGTCAACGAACCGCCACGGCCCACGACGCGCAACGAACCGGTATGCCCGACAATTTCGAACACATCCGAATTGCGCAAGTAATTGTTGGCAACCGTTACCACGTTGGACCCGTTCAATTGCGTATCCGGGAATAATGCCCGGTATTTATCCGAATCAATCAAACGTTGGACATCGCGGTTGAAATCCTTGGCAATGGTTGCGGCATACGAACAAATGCAAAATTTCAAGTCCGGAAAATGGCCCAACATATCGGCCGGTAAAAACCGGCTTGAACCTTGGGATTTGCCGTGTTGCGGCGGGGCCTGTATGATTAGTTTGCGAATTTTGCGTTTCACGAACATATCCAATACCCGGTAATATGCAACGTGAAATGGCGTTGGGTCAAAGTTCGGGTCCATATATTCAGCAAACCACAACAGGTTACGCCGTGCGCCCTCTTGTAAAAACAATTCCGGGTGTTCCGACAACGCCCGGGTTATTTGCATTATATCAACGTCCATAATCAACTATCAATCCCAATATTTTCAAAATTCGGCCACCTTGCGTTCATAAACGCCGTAATGGATTCCACGACGCGGTTGTATCGTTCATCTGACAAATGCCCCAAATGAATAATAATAACATCTTCGTCCGGGTCTTGCGGACCATCCGTTTTTCCAAATCCCGCCATATTATAATGCTTGTTCCATTATTACACGACCGCAATAATTTTCGTTTATGACAACGAAACCGCGCCGTTTGTACCAATCAACACGCCATCCGGGCACGGCCGCCAATTGCATTTTCTCATACCCACGTTCGCGGGCCAATTTCAACGCCTGTTTGATAAGTTGGTTTCCATATCCTTGACCGCGAAACATTGGATGGACCTTTACATTGGCCAACCACGCAATGCCACTATCTTTGTCATCATCCCCGTACACGGAACAAATGGCATAACCATTCCCCAATACGATTGTGACAAAATTGGTTTCAATATCTGATTCGTGTATTATCATTTCCCTTTTATTGCGTCAATGACCTTTGCCAATAAATCATCCGGGACATTGGCCAATGATACGCCGGAACCCTTTTGTTCAACGTCAATTTTTCCGTTGACGTCTTGGGCCACGCGGTTTTTCCAATTGTCCGGGTCGCGGTTGCACAACGCAAAAATTACCGCCGTCGGGTTCGGTAAAATCTTCTTTGTTACACGGGTTTGTTTCTTAATACACGGGTTGCCCGTCTTGTCATTCTCATACTCCGTTTTGATTTCTTCGTATTCTTGGCCGCAAACAAGCGTTTTCAAGGACTTTCGCGCATCTTCCAATATCCCGTTCATTTGCCAATCCTCAAACGCGGCCTTGGCCCTTTTTACGGAATCATTAAATTCACTTTTTTCGTCTATCCAACGGAAAAACGTACCAACGGCAATTCCGCCAATCTTGGCGGCCGTTTCATTCGTTTCCCCACGTTCGATTGCGTCGCAAATTCGCTTTACCCTTTCCGGGGTGTACATCGGTTGTCGCCCTCTCTTTGCCATAATTATTCAATTTTCTTTGCTTTTTTACCTGTAAATTGTTCCCAACGGTCAATTATAACATCGCAATAATGGGGTTCATATTCCATTCCATAACAAATGCGGTTCAATTGTTCGCACGCCATCAATATTGAACCGGAACCACAAAATGGGTCAATAACCGTTTGCCCCTCTTTTGTAAAATCCTGTAATATCATACCCATCAATCCTACGGGTTTTTGTGTAGGGTGTACGCGTTTCACGCCCTCAATATCGCGTTTCCCGGCTCTTATTAACCCATTCCACATAAACGAATATAATTTTGCGCCTTTGTCAAAACTTGACCACGCCAATTCCACGTCCGCAAAAGTTCCACTATTTTGTTTATCCCAAACAATCCAACAAGATTTTGGCACAAGAAAATCCGTAAAATAATTACCGCCAAACAATACCTGATTCCTTGAAACCGTTTTCATTATTTCATAATTCATTTTGGCCGTATCCGTTGTTTCATCGCCTTTTATCGGTGCATATTCCGTTACCTTTAATATCGCATTATTTGACGCGCCATGTGTTGTGCCAAAAGCCTTATCGCCACCAACTTTCTTGTTCTTGACAATTGAAATTCCGTATGGCGGGTCTGTTAAACACAAATCAATTATTTTTGCTTCCCCCATAAGGATTGCAACTTGTTCCGCGTCGGTTGAATCGCCGCATAACAGGCGATGTTTCCCCAATTGCCAAAGTTCGCCGGGCTTTACGCGGGATTTAACCTTTTTATCGGGGTCGAAATCATCTTCTTTCACTTGGGGTTGTTCTTTCGGCCATTTTACGTCGTCAACGTTCCAACTTTGCAATTGGTCCTTTCCCCACGCTTTCAATTTCTGTTCGTCCCAAACGCCCGCGTGGGTGTTGTCCTTAATCAAAATTTCGTCCTCTTGCGCTTCCGTCAATCCGGACAACAAGATGGTCGGCACGGTTTGCATTTTCAACAGGGCGGCGGCTTCGCTTCGCCGTTCCCCGCCAATGATAACAAGTTGTCCGGTGCGGTCGGACAACAGGATTGGCCGGGCTTCAAAGAATTTCGGGTTTCCCTTTATGGATTCCGCCAATTTTTCAATGGCTTCTTTCGTACCCTTGCGCGGGTTTTTCGGATTCGGCTTTAATTCCGATAATTTTCTGTAAACAATTTCCATATCGCAAAGTTAGTGAATTTTCAAAATATGACGAATCCCGGGCAGTTTGTGTTCCGTCCGGGAATTTGTCAACGTTGGTAAATGCCATCGCCTTTAATGGCTTGTATTGTTTCGATTTCACAAAGGATGTGCGCGGCGGCGGTTGCCAATTTCTTTATCCATTCGGATTTGTTGTTACCGCCGTAATTCGTCGGGTCGCACAACCCGGCGGCCGCTTGCGCATCGAAATACGGCGTGGGTCGAAAATCGCCACGTTGTCGTTCTTTGTCAATCTTTCGTTTCGCTTCGGAAACAATTTCAATCGCTGGTCTTGCCATTGTGTTTTGTGTTTTTTGGTAATACTGAAATACACGCGGGGCCGTCTTTGTCAACGGGGAATCCGACTATTTCGCACACGCGTTGCGGGTTCCACAAACCCGATAACACGTAATGCAAACAATCGCGGCATTTCAAATCGGTTATTTCCTTTCGTTCTTTTTCCATAATGAACATTTATCGGTCGCCCATCGTGAATATATCATTGCAAGACAATTGGCATATACCTTTACCCCATCAATCGTTCGGTGTTGGTGTTCACGGTCCCAATTGGCGCACGTTTCACAAATCTTTTTTATCCGGCCCATTGCTTCAAACATTCTTTGGCCTGTTTTGGCGTTTTCAAATCCGGGTTTTCCCGTATGAATTTCAAGAATTGTTCCCGGCCCAATTTCCGGTAAATCGGCACGAAATCAACCCGGCACAAATCGCACGGTTCCCCGGGTTCAATTGCTTTTTCCCGGCCAGCCTTTTCCGCTTCAATGGAACATTCGAAAATGTCGTGGCCGCGTTTGTCAACAATGACATAATCGAATCCATCAACCGAAATTTTGCCATAATATCGGGCAATCGAAAACATCGAATTGGCCCAATATTCTTCCGTCATTACAATTGCGTTCATTCCTGTTCGATTTTAGGGATAAATGCCGCATCCGGGCAACCATCGTTGTAAAACTTGACACAGACCAAAAGGGCGTGTCGGTCGGCGTCGTCCTTAATGGAAATAAGACGTTTTCCCGTCCGGCCCTCTATTGCGTCCCAAATGGCCAAAATATATTGCGGGTCGTTGTGCTTTTCGTAATCCGCTTCGAAAAAGAAATGGTTTCCGCCATTCTTTGGTTCGCACGGTTTACCGGTCAACGATTCGACCATTTTAACCAATTCGGCATCAAAGGCCGTTAATTGGGATTGCCAATAATTTTTCATCATTCGCCGATTTCGTCAAACAATTTTTTTACGTTATCATCTTCACCGGTAACGGTCACTTTGGCCGAATTGTTACCGGCAACGGCAAGTTCAACCAGATTGCAACCATATTCGGCCGCGTTCTTTTGGATAAATCCCGCCTTTTCAACAGGCAATAAAATAGTTTTGATTGTCATTTTCTTTTCGGTTTAATACGTTGTTGCATAATATCCCATCCGTCGGAATCCAAGGCCATTGCCCGGGGATATTCTGTAATGTCGCCTTTCGGCACGATAAGGTTGTAAACGCCCAATTGGCCCTTAATAGGCATTTCTACGACGCGGCGCGGGTTGCGCATCATCCATCCGTAACCCTTGCGCGGTCGGTCCTGTTCCGGGATGCAAGTTGCGGCCCAATCTTCCGGCGTGAATTGTTCGATTGGTTTAACGTCGTACAATTCCACGAATCCGCAAGTAACGCCGGACATCCGGCCGGGAATTTCGGGTTTTGCCGACGCGCAAACCAACAGGTCGCCGCGATAATTGGTGTTCCGGGTGCGCACCTCAATTGTTTTTTCGGCGTGGTATTCCCCGGATTCATCCCGAAACGCAACACACGTTAACAGGTCCGCCCACGGTTGTTTTACCGAAAGGGCCTTGAAAACGTCGTGTTGGTCCGGGTTGTAATCTTTACGGTCAATTTGCATAATCATTCGGTTTAGATTCCGGCGGGCAAATCATCATCCGCGCCCATTGGTTGATAACCGCCGCCGGGCGTGTATTCCGGGGCTGGGGCTGGGGCCTGTTCGGGTTTCTTGCAGCCCAACAATTCCATTTCATCCACGATGATTTCGGTAACGTAACGGGTTTGTCCGGCGTTATCCACATACGACCTCGATTGAATCTTGCCGACAATCAAAAGCGGGGTTCCCTTTTTCACGAATTGTTCGCACACGCCCGCAAGGCCGGTGCGCTTGACAACGATATTGTGCCAATCTGTTACGTCGGGAATCTGTTTGCCGTCCCGGGTGGTAAATCCGCGTTCGGTCGTGGCCAACGTGAATTGTGCGACCTTTCCGCCGTCTTGGAACGTGGTAATTTTCGGGTCCTGGCCAACGTTTCCTTTCAAAAATACCTTATTCATTTTGTCAACTGTTTGTTAAATTTAACTTTTTCCCCGATAATATAGTTGTACAACGCTTCAAAATCCTCAGTTGATGCGTTTTTGGCTTTGTGGAAATACATAATCGGGTATAATGTGTTCCCAACTTTTTTATATGCGCAAGGACGTTTTGTTACGGTCCTATCTATAACAAATTCAATCATTTTCAATCGTCAAATTTCGCACCATATAACAAGTACATCCGTTTATTCCCGGACCATCCGGCGGCGGCGTTCAAACATTCCCGGTCAGCGTCCCGGACAAATTCAACCCACACGCCCGAAATGGCGGCATTCTCAACAATCCGAACCAACCGGCCAACAAAGTATTTCCGGAACCGGTAATAATCGCATTGTTCATTTATGGCCAACACCCGTTTAGTGTTCTTGGGATGCGGCGTTTTCGGTGTGCGGCCGTTCCGCTTGAAATTGGCTTTGGCAAAATCCTTACGGATGGAACGGCGCGATACTTCGGCAAAATTGGGTTTCGGTTCCTTTATTCGCATAAACTCGGCTTTTCGGAAAGCAACAAAACGGGTTCCAACGCTTCGTTGAATGTCAGAACCGACAACCAAACGCACCCCGTTTTCTTTATGCGTTCCAAATCGCCCGGTTCCAATTGCCAACAGGTAACAACCATACCGTCGTCGTCTTTATGGGCCGGTAATGGTTGATAATATTCTTGATAATATTCGGGTTGAACTTCACCATAAACGCAATTTGCGCCTTCAAATTCAATTGGTTTCATTTGCTTGCTTGTTTGTAATCCTGTTTCAATTCCTCAATCCTCAATAGGTTTGCCGGGTAAATTCTCATTCCTTTACGCGTGGTTTCCTGTTCCCATTGATTATGATGATTGAAACATAGAATGTTAATATTTCTTGGGTCGTGTGCCATTTCCGGGTGTGCGCCACGTGTGAGGATGTGAGAACAATACGTTGCGGAATATTCCGGCAACGGCCGCATACAACATTCGCAATAATGCGGTTTATGTTCCCAAACCCATTTGAAAAATCGGGCATTCGCGGCCATTATATCCGCACCACGTCCGAAAACGCAATGCCCGAATTTCTCACGTTGCAACTCAATACGCAACCGTATATCCAACCGGAAATGTTTTGTATCAATCAAGGGTTCAAATCCACGCGATACGGCGTAATCATATTCAAAACGTTCGGTAATCAAATACGGTTCCATACCTGTTTACATATCCATTGGCATATCGTCCGATTCGGTGGCATTTGCGTTGCTTTCGGCGGCATTCTCGGCGCCGAACAAAGACAGTTGCGCTTGTTTGCCCTTGAACAAATACTCGTAAACCTCTTTTTTGATGGATTCCACAATGGTTTCCAATTCTTCTTCGAACCCGAACGAAATTGTGGACATCTTAATACGCGGGGTATTGATGCACGTTTTTAGGCCGTTGGGCGTTTCAAACACAGACGTAATGACAACGCCGGTATTGTCGCCAGTCCCGGACCAAGCCACGCCGCGAACCTCAATTTTTGCCAACAGTTCGTCGGCAAAATTACGCGCCAACATCTTTTTGGATTCGGGCAATTTCATTTCGTCGGATTCCAACAATGTAAGAAATGACGTAATGTTGAACACGCGGGCCACGATTGTACGCAAGTCAGTGAACATTGCAAACAAATCCGGGTGTACGTCGCGGGTACACGTTTCGTTCCGGTCAATCAATGACGTTTCGCCGTCAACAATTTGCGTTACTTGGTATTCCGCTTGGATTCCGCCTTTCGGCAACAATTTGACCTTGGACAAATTAAAGTCCTTTTCGGTCGGGATGGTCTGTAATTCTTTTTCCATATTGCTTTTGGTATTAAGATTGTTTCTTATCTTCCGGGGCCGCCGGTCCGGGTTGCAACACAGTTAACGCAACATCAATCAATTTCGAAATATCTTCCAATACGGCGATTTGCGCCGGGGCCGCCTTATCCTTGCGGGCGTGAATCAACCAATTGTTGACGTATTCCCGGACTAATCCGGGCGTATTGTGAAATTCAATTGTCTTTGGCATAATGTTGGGTATTTAATTGTTAAAAATCGTTTTGGTCCAACAGTTCGGCCGCCGCATCGCTTATTTTTGTGAAATTTTCGATTTCCGGGGCTTTCTTCGGTCGGACGGGTAATTTATCATCTTTTTCGTTTGCGTTCAAAATAGGGCCATTTCCGGCCATTTCCGGGGCCGCGCCGAATTTCTTTGCCGCATCAGCCGCAATCTTGGCGGCGTCGCTTGACGCATCGACGATTTTAGCAAAGACGGAAACCGGGTGGTTAGTTTGTTCTTCTGGGTATTCCTTTACTTTCAGTTCAACCAACCCCAATTCAAGGATAACAGGCAAACAACGGGCAACCGCCTTTACATCCTCAATCGCATTATGCGCCGGGAACGTTTCGCCCGGGAAACAACGGGAATACAGTTCAGAAAGATTCGGGAATTTCAACCGGCCGTTCGCCATTCGGGCATCAACCCATTTCATCGTCGGGCGCATCGTGTCAATTCGCTTGCCCTTATACAACGCGGCGTCCACGTCGTTTGCGTCGTAATATTCCCGGCCAAGTTCGCGCAAGATGTTGGCTTTGACAATGCCGGTATCGAAATGGATGTTATGGCCGCATATCAAACCGGCATCGTGGCAATCCTGTATGAACATATCCACGACGGCGGCGAACGGTTCCCCGTGTTCCAACGCGTATTTCGTGGTTATGCCGTGGACCGCCACGGTATCATCCGGGATTTCCCACCCATCCGGGCGGATAATGTGGTTTTCAACCTTGCAACCGTGAATCCACGCCATTTGCACAACGTGCGGGTAATCTGCAAAGTCCGTGTCCCATTTGGCCGAACGGTCCGGAATCCCGGTCGTTTCGGTATCAAAAAACAAAACGTCGTTAATTGTCATTTCGTAGAGCCTTTTTTTGTGTGTTACTTGGAATCAATGATTGCCCGGGTTCCATCGGGCTTGTTGCCGTACAACGTGCATCCGGCGCGGGTTATATCTTTCCATTCGCCAACCGCATTTTTGAACGTGGCAACAGTCAAAGACCAACCCGGCCCGTAAATGGTAAAATCCACATAATCGTTTTCGTTAATCTTTCGCATATTGTTTTGTGTTAAAGTGTTCGCGGGTCCTCAATGTAAACGTACAGGTTTTCGGCGGCAAACTGTTTCAGCCAATCCAAGTAATCCGACATTTCCGAAACAGACAAATCCCGTATTCCCTTGATTTCTGTACATCCAAAATAACCCTGTTTCGCCTGTTCTTTCGTTGGCGGTATAAATGTTTCAAAAATTGACGGGCATTGTTGCCGCAACCATTCATCAACCTTTTTTTCATTCATTCGTTCCCCTAATTCATAAAGGGCCGTTTGAATTGTCGGAACAATGTAATTGTAATAATACGCCAATTGCAATTCACTTGAACCGGGCGCGGCCGCATCAAAACGGATAACCACGCGTTCGCCTTTATGTTCCGCGCACCAAGCGTTTACGCGTTCCATCGGAATACGTAAGCGGCCATCTATTCCAATCAACCCGGATTCGCTTATTTTTTGCGCTTTCATAGTCAATCCGCTTTTGCTTTCGGAATCAATACGGGTTCCAATTCCGGGTATTCCTCAACGACATATTGGGCGACGGTCAAGTTGTACGCTTGCATCCCTAACTGTCGGATGTATTCGCGTTCGGCCAACGGTCCGTTGTATCGCTTGGCAATTACGGCCATAAATAATTCGGCGAATTGGTCAACGGTAACGCCAATGAATTTGTCGCATACGTGGGCGGGCAATTTGTAACCCTTTGCGCCGCCAACCTTTCGCATCGCCGCGTATGACGCGCGGGCCGTCTTGCGGGTTTCCCGTTGTTCGGTCAAGTAACCGGCCAAGTTTTCGCGGAACCGGTCGTTTTTAATGAAATCTTCGACCGTCATTCCCTGCAATGCCTTGCAAGATGCAATCTTTTGTTGTGTTTCTTTGTCGTACATATCAGTATATCCGGGACGGCATCGGGACCGCCCCGGCGATTTGGTTTAACGTTCGGTGTATTCTTCAACCATCATTTCGGTTTGTCCGCGCTGGACCTGTTCGATGAATCCTTGGAATCCGTTACGGCGGGCAATGTCAATAATTGTTTCAAGCCGCTTTTGGCCCAACGATTCGCCACGGGCGATTCGGAAAACCTTTACTTTCGGATTTGATGCGATAACCAATTTGGCCGCAATTTCCATCGTTTGCGAATCCGACACCTTGCCGGGGACGAACGGAATGCCGTTCAACGTCAACCCATCATCAGTAAATGACAATCCGGCAATCGGCAATTCGGCGGATGCAATCAACCCGGCGCGTTCGCTTGCCAATTTGTCAATGTCCGAATCCATCTGTTCGGCCTTGGCCTTGACGGCTTCGTACTGTTGTTTCTTTTCCTTGAATTGGCAAACAAGATTGTACCGTTTGTTGTGGGCTTCCGCATTGGCCAACAGGGCCGGAACGTCGGTTTTTTCGGGGTTGTTGGCTTCATACTTTGCCAACCAATTTTCGCCGTTTTCCTTGCGTTCCGCAAACGCCTTGCGTTCCGCTTCGATGGCGGCGATTGCTTCCTCGTGGGCGGCATCGGCCTTTTCGCGGGCAATCTTTGCGTCGGCAACGGCCTTTTCGTATGCGGCTTTCGCGGCGGCAACGGTTTCGTCAATAACCCGTTTCGCACCGGTCAACGTTTCGTCAACCACTTTTATCCGGTCGGGGATTTCGGCCAACTGTTGTGTGCGTTGCGCAACGGCGGCGCGTACCGTCTTGGCCTTTTCAATCAATTGCGCATTGGTCTTTTGGCGTTCCATCAATGCGGTAACGTCCACGGGCGCGGCGTATTTCTCTACGTCGCCCGGGGCCAACTGTTTTTCGATGGATTCATACAGGGCGGCAAACGTCTTGACATCACGGTTTACGCCGGTGCGTTCCGCTTTCATCGTGGTAACGGTTTCGTCAATTTCCGCAATCCTGTTCCGGACCTTTTCGGGCAACAGGGCCTTAACCACGGCAATTTGTTTGCGGCGGCCATCCGCCGTTTCGGACCAACGGGAAAATTCCACCGCGTCGAAATCTTGATACCCGAAAATGCGTTGCAACATCGAAATATTGTTGGTCGCCATTCCGGTTGTCTTTTGCTTGATGGTAAGCGTTCCGCGTGGGTTCGCTTCTGTGAACGACAATTGTACGTCGTATTCTTCGCCATCGTCGCCCACAACCATTTTGGCAAATCCCTTGGATGCGCCGTTGCGCAACACGTCGTCGCGTTGGCCGGTCAACAATGCGCCGATTGCTTTTAACAACGTGGATTTACCTAATTCGTTGTCGCCGGTCACGAAATAAACCGTTCCGTCAAAGTCGGCGGAAAACTGTTCGATAACTTGGAAATTCAAAAGTTCCAATCTTTTAATGTACATCGTATCGCTTTTTTGTGGGGCCAGTTGCCCGGCCCCGGGTTAATGGATTATAACTTAAAATTCGACATATCGAAATAACCAACCACGCATTTTTCGCCACAATTCCAAGCGTCCAAAATAACGCCATCAACACACGCGGTTTCGTGGGATGCAACCGTAATGACATAACGGCCGGACGGATGCGTTTCTGCAAACTGTTTGGCGGTCATTCTCTTTTTGCCTGTAACGGCTGGGCAATGGGTCCATTCCGCGCCGCCCTCAATCAACCAACGGCGGAATCCGGGGCCGTCATTCGGTACGTTGAAATCCCGGCGGGCCTTGGCGGTCAAGTAATCGAACGATTCGACCCACGAACAGGAAATGGCGTTGGCCAACGCACGTATGACGCAATCGCCACGGTCCCATTTGAAACCGCGTTTTTCAGCCCAACACGGGTTCGGGTTCTCAATCCGGAAATGCGGCCCGGATTGGTAATACTTTTGAAATCTTTTCGTGTCCATCATAAAACATTTGGTTTTGTTCCCGGGAATCGGCCCGGTCCGTATTTTTCAAAAGAAATGCAATCTATGGTTTTCGGTTTGCAATTGTTTTATAGCGGCCATTCTTCGCGCTAACTTTACCGGAAAGTCCTGTTTCGAATTACGGCAAAATGCCAACTTAAACGCCTGTGCTATTCACATATTTTTCCACGGGGCGTTGACGGTCTTACGCCTTAAAAAACATCAAACATTGCATTTCAAAGAACTTTGTACCCCCGGCCGGAATCGAACCGGCACGCCATACGGCAATTGATTTTGAGTCAATCGCGGCTACCATTACGCCACGGGGGTATGTGGGGAAATAAGGTTGGCGAAGCCGGAACCCGCACAATGTGCGTATATTATGCCGCCGTCGCGGACTTATTTTACCCTCGCCGCTTCCGCCTTATTTCCTTTGTTGCCCCACCCCGATTCGAACGGGGATTACCGGAACCAAAATCCGGTGTGTTAACCTTTGCACCATAGGGCAATTATATTACTTAATGAACGCGGCCGATTCCATTTTGAAACCATCAAATTCGTTGATATAAACGCGGTATGGCTTCATATCCTCAAAGGTTACGCGGCGATGGTTCTCGCATTCAAATTTCATTACGAAATCCCAACCGGCTTTGTTGGTCAAAATACAAACGTTTCCGTGTGCGCCCTCGCGTGCCATTTCAACCAATGCGTTCATCATATTTTGGCCACCATACGCAAATGTGCGCTTCATTGTTACAGGGTCAAAAGAAATTACCGACCAATTACATTCGCCTTTTGTTGCCGTGAAAAAATCACTTACGTTCTTAATTGTCGCTTTCATACTTATTCGTTTTTGTATCCCGGAACCCGCCGGGGCGGTTGGGTTATTTCCTCAACCCGGGTACAAAGATAAGGATAATTTTTATATTTCCAAACATTTTCCGTTAAATTTTACGAAAAAGTCGTGTTTTGTCCTCAATCGCCGGATTCCATCGTACCGTTCCAGCCGCCAATGCCTGTTCAAACGCGGCGTCGGTCGGCCCGTGTTGGCCCAATTCGAACCAATGTTTGTATTTGGCCCGCTTGACCATAACCCGGCAAATCCCGTTCGGGTCCCGGGCAATATACGCATCAACTTTTGTTTTCATCTTCGTTTGTCTTTCGGTAATCGCCGCCGGTTTCCTTATCCATCCGGCGCAACAACCGACGTTGTTTCCGGTCGTATTCTTTCAAACAGGCATCCAACCCGTATATGACCATCAATTGGCGAATCGTCAAAAGTACGTCGGCGATTTCGGTAATAACCTTTTCCGGGGTTGTCCGGCCGTCCTGTTCCCGTTCCAATTCGGTTATCAATTCGCCCATTTCTTCAATGGCCTTTCGTTTTTGATGTTCCGGGCCGTAATGATGGACGGCCAACAACGGGACTGTCAATGGTTTTAATTTTTCCATTTCTTCAATCAAAATATCCGTGTTCTTTTATGTATTCGATTCCCTTTTTGCGGGCATATACCATCCCGTTTTTACACTTGCGTAAATACCCATCATCCGCCAATTTTTCAATAAGTGGCACGATATAAGAAAAAACCGCATATTGTGAAACATTGCCGAATCGCTGGACAATTTCCGCAAACGTTCCGGGTTTTGCATAAACCGACGCAATAATATCGCCTTTGTTGGTTTTGGGGTCCACGTTCATATCAAAACAACTTTGGTGTTGGGTCCAACAAATGCGCGTTCAACGCGTCCAACTCTTTTTCCAACCGCCGGGATTCATTCAAGATTTCCGGTTTGCGGAAAGTGAAATACCGGCGTTGCGTGTGTCGGACGTGTGCGACGAATCGCACGTATTCCGCCGCCTGTTCGGGCGTTATTTTTTCCAAATTTTCGATTTGCGGGCATTTCGTCCCGTCCTGGTACAACTTATCCATTTTTCTTTTTGCGTGTCTTTACAGGCTTGGAAATGGCCTTTTTCGCGGGCCGTCCTCTTTTCTTGGCCGGTTGTGCTATTTCAGCGGCTTTCCGTGCCGATTTCGGGGTTTTCTGTTCTATTTCCGGGCGATTGTGTGCGCAATCCACGAAATTTTGTACGATTCCGCCCCGGAAATGGTCGCATTGCGTACACTCTTTCGAACCAACCTTACGCCCGGGGTAATGCGGGCAAACAGGCGTTACGATAACAAAGATTCGGTCCATTTACAAGTATTCGTATCAAAACAATTTTTGGTATTCCCGTTCCGGCAAATTAGCCTTTACCCATTTCGGTTCATTGACCAACGCCCACCGGCCAAAGTGCATTAACAACAGGGCGTCGGCATTCCATAATGTCGCATTAACGCCCGGGTACAATTGCGCGGCCGCATCCTTATACCGGCGTTTCCGGTCGGCCTTTTCTTCGTGAACGCCACGAACGCGCAATTTCAATTTGGTTTGCCACGAAAGCGGATGAACCAATACATACGGAATCCCGGACATTTCGATTAGGGCTTTAAGATGTTCGAAATTCGCCATCATCTTTTGCACCCTGTACAACTTTCCCATCGCGGCCCGGTCGCCCTGTACAACTACGTCGTCCGGACGGACCGACAATTTTTCCAAAAAGACAATCGGTTTGAAATTGTCTTTGTAATACGTGATGAAATCCCGCAATTCGGTAATGTCTTTCGGCATCTTCAACACCTTTGTATTGTGGCCGGGAACAAACACGGCAATTCCGCCGCCCGCGCCCGGGTCAATGCCAATAACGCAATTTATTTTAATCCTGTTTTCCATTTTCCTTAACTTTAATATACTTGTATAAGAAAGACAATGCGTTATCGCAAAGTCTTTGTTTTTCATCAAAACCACAATCGCCCCAAGTGTCGCAATTAGAATAGGCGATTATTGTTGTAATGATAAAATCATACGCTTCTATATCTTTTTTGTTTTTTATTGTTATCATCATTCAATCAAATAATGTCGGGTTTATTTCCGGTTGTGATTTACCAATTAGGAAATCGCAAATAAAATTTCTTGCATAATCGGGGCTTATCATAGAGCGTTCTTCCGAACAAATGCCGGCTTTTCCGGACGGTTTCGCGTATTTAATTAGTTTGTGTTCTTTATCATCTTGTTCCGTAAATCCGTTTTCCGGTTTACAATTGAAAAACCAATATCCGGTCGGTTTTTTATAATAATCCCCGCGTAAACGCCTGTTGTTGTCCCTTATATCCGGTTCTTTTATGAAAAATGTTGAAAGAAAAGACATTGTTAATGGGTTTTCAAATATCATCCTTATATTCCGCCGCAAACAAACGCCAATGAATTTCAATAATCGCGTAAAGTATTCGTCCCGCCTTTTTTCTCTATCTATAATTTTATCAATTTTTTCCGCATCGGAAAGTTTTTTATAATTTGTATATGAAAACCCAAACCCGGTTTGTGACATAAAACAGAAATAGACACAAGGATAAAAAGCAATAATTAAATCGTCGCAAGTAATTGAATCAAATACACTTGCCCCCCCCTCGTATGCTTTTTCTATTTCGGCGAAAAGGTCCATAACGTGGTCGGTTTCGCCAAAATTGTTTTGTATGTCATAATCTTTTGCCGGGATTCCAAGTTTGATAAATTCATTTTTGAACGTCCCGGATTGCTCAAAAAAGCAATGCACTATTCCCTTTATTTCCATTGCTTAAACTTTTAAAAAACGAACGTCATAATGCGAAACACGGGTAATATAGATTTTTCGCCCAGATTCGTTTGTTGTCTTGATACCATAACCACGGAACGATTGCCAAATTTCGACAATTTCCCCGGCTTTTATAACATCGCCCGCGTTGTTTCTCAAATCGCATAAAACAACCGCTTTTGCCCCAATTATCCGTTTTGGCTTTTTTAGATACGGCAAACAAATTTCGTTTATTTTTGACCAATCCATTTCTATTATTCTAATTTGATGTAATCGTTAATGTTTATTCCCTGTTCAACAATCCGGCGGAATGTTGCGGCCAACGCCTTGCGCCGAGCCAATACGAACGAACCGTGTTCCAATTCCGGGTCGGATGTCCCGGATTCCTTTAACCGGCGAACGTCGCCGACATATCCGCGCCGGGCGTAATCGTTGATTGTGCGTTGCAATATAACCTTTTGTTCTTCCAACGTAATTTCGATTTTATCGGCAAGTCCGGCATCGGCCAATTCGTTGTAACATAACCTTTCAGCAATTAGCGACATTTCGGGCAACAGGCCGGTTGCTTTGAACGATTCGAACGCATTGATGCAATTACGGCGGGTTTCGTTCCTGTAATACCTATCTTTTGCCGGGTCGCGTTTTGGTTCCTTTTTCGGGACCGCTTCGTTTGCTTTCCTCAATACCAACGCCCGGCGGCCTTTGTACGCGTTCAAAATCTTGCATACATATTCGGCGTTGAATTGTTGGTAATGGTTCCGGTCGGGTTGACCATCGCGCCCACGCGAGAAAAAATCATCCAATTCGCCGGTAATGCTCATTTCAAACGCCATCCGGAAATCCTTTAATGTCAAATCGGAATAATACCGTTTTAGTACTTCCGCCGTCCGAATCACCAAATATTGGCGGTCGCTTTCATTCTGTGACCTGTACCCAACATCTTTGCAAATCCATTTCAAGGCCGTTGCAAGTTCGGCCGCAAGTTCGGCGGCGTCGTATTCGGCAATGGTTTTCGCTGTGGACGCAAGAAATACCGCCTTTTCAACAGGTTCCAATGCACCCATAACGGCGGGAATCTTGACCATTTCCCGGCGTATCATAACGGCCGTTTTCTGTACCGGCCGCACGGCAATTTGGTTGTTGTTCTGTTCCATCGTTAATAAAACAAACACGGTTGCTTTTTTTCTTCTTCAATTCTTGACATTGCAAGTTTGAAATAATCTTTATTTTTTTCACAACCTAAATATTTACGATTTGTTCGAATACAGGCAATTGCCGTTGTTCCGGAACCTATACAATTATCCATTATCAAATCCCCCTCATTCGAATAAGTTTTTATCAAGTATTCAATCAATTGAACTGGTTTTTGTGTTGGATGCTTAACGGCGTTATATTTTTTTCCAAAAAGACTACCATTCCAATTCGAAAACTCTATTACATCCGTCGGGTAACGCGTGCCATCGTCTTTATATTCCCACGATTTAGTTTTGTTCTTTCCAACGCGCCCCATAAAAGCACCCGTTATTTTATCGCTTACGTTTTTCCTCGTTCGCCCAATATCCGCCACTTTTTTTATGGTTTTAATTGGATTATAAGTTGGCAAATGCTTATAAAAAACAAGTATATTTTCGTGTATTCGAAGTGGGCATTTTTTCGCATTAAAAAAACCGGTTGCTTGTGTTTTTTTCCAAATTATTTCATATCTGAACAATTTTCTATTACTATTTATCAAATCGGTTGTAAACGGTTGAAAACTGAATAAAAGAATGGCGCCATTTGGTTTTATAATCCGTTCATACTGTTCCCAAAGTGGAACAAAAGGTATTGGTTTATCCCATTCTAATTCCGTTGTACCATAAGGCAAATCACAAATAATACAATCAATGCTTTCGTCTGGAATATGTTGCATCCACATAAGACAATCTTCGTTATAAATTTTATTTATTTCCATGCTTAATCATTTATTTTCATAACTTAATCGGCCATATCCCGTAAATACTTGATTGCGTCCGGGGACAACGCCGTACCCTGTTCGCCCGGTGCGGCCAACCGGTGCAACTTGCCCTTTTCAATATCGCCGCGAATAAAGTTCCGAGCCGTTGCAATCCAATCTTTCATTTTCTTGCCTTTTTGCGCGGACCAATCGGCGACGGCGTGGTAATAATACACAATATCCACGTCGGCAAATTCCGGGGCCGTAAATTCGGCGGCAAATGCGTTGTATTCGGCGAACCGGGAATTTTCAAACAGACACACGGCCGGTTCGGCGGTCCGGCGCGGCCGGGTAACTGTAACCGTTTCAAACGCAGGTTCGGTCGGAAACAAACCGCCGTCGGCGGCTTTATCTTCAATGCTCGGATTGGTAATGTTATAGTTATTATTTATCAGGTCCGTTTTCGGACCAATTGCCGGTCCGTTTTCGGTCTGTTCTCGGTCCGTTTTCGGACCGTTGGACCGGATTTGTTCTTTTTGCTTTCCCCAATCGGCACAACGTTTCGTGAACCTAACATATTTCGTGCGTCCCAACTTGGTTAATTCAACGAATCCCAACGCGGCCAATTCGGCAATGTTCTTGTAACACCTTTTCGCCACGCCAAACAATAACGGGAAATCGTCGGCCATCTTTTCGTCGGAATACTGATACCACACGAACCCGTCAATTGCAATTGTCTTGGTCCATATCGGCAACGTCATAAACGCGGCCAGCGTGGAAACCTGTACCAACGAAAGGTCGTTGACAATCGCAAATTCTTGGTCAATATTCAAATTGTACGTCATTTCCAAAAAAAATGCCCTACATTTCAACGACGCGTGGCGGCGCGTCATCTACTTTGCCGGGCTTTAATTTCCCATCTTGACAACCGCCATTGTCAATTATCTGCCACAAAGATAGTTATTTTTCTTTATCCGGCAATAGTAACGATAAATTTTGCGTCGGTGCAATCGCTTGGCGTATTTCCTCAATTCGCGTATCATTGGCAACCAACGAAACAACAGGATAACGGGACGACACGCCGGGTTTGTTGCTTTTGGCAAACTGTACCGACAAATCGAACACGGTTTGCGTAACCGTTCCACGCATCATTTGCACACCGTCGAACGATTCCCGGATATTCCGGACGCTTGACGCCTTGCCCTTTGTGGAAAATTGCCATACGCCAACAATTCCACGGACGGCCGGAACAATGAACCGCAACGTTAAGACAATATCCCAATTTTCGACCCCGCGTTTGGTCGGGTTGTTCTTTGCGATTTGGTCCATAATATCCGGGTACGCATCAATCGAATATGGAACGTATTTTTTTCCATCCCATATTTCGAACGTCCGGCCGTCGCCCTTGGCAACCAATGCGCCCGTATTGTCGCGGTATTCGTACCGTTCGTTGCATACCTTTTCCGGGGAATCATCTGGGAAAATGATTTGGATTGTTTGGGGCTTTTCACCCAACGCTTGCGTGAAAAGCCCGGCATACTTTCCGGCCGGTATGAAATAATCCACTGAAACCGGGTATTCCTTGCCATTTTGGCCCATCTGTTTTTTGCCGATGTGCAACCGGCCGATTTCGGGCAATTCAAGGATTGCCGCGCCCTGTTCGGGCCTGTAAATACGTCCGCCCATATTATTGATGTTTGTTGATTATCGTTGCACAATGTTCGCACACAATACGGTTTTTGTCCCGCATAACCGGGGCCAAATATATTGTTTCATCGTCCGCAAATTTATGATTGCAAACAAAACAGGTTTTGGGCGTGTTTCGCATACCTTTTCGCGCATCAACAAATGTTTTGAAATTCATAAACGGGTGCGCGGTAAGAATGGAATATTGACGGGTAACATAATAGTAACCCTCTTTGCGTTTTTTCTCAATTGTGTACATTGTTACAATTCTTTTGGTGTTGATGGTTCGGAAAACGCGTATTTCTGTATTGCTTCCGCAAACGCGCTTTGTGCATTTTCCATCGCCTTTTTCAATTCTTCGACGTGTTCGGAACGGCGCATAAGTTGGGCCAATTCGGCATCCTCAATGTTGACATACCAAACTGATTCCGATGACTTGATATTACGCATTTCGGTTGCATCTTCCTTGATATCGCAACGCACTTTCCACGTTGTGTTCAATTCAACCAAACGCGTATTATCTGGTAATTGCTCAATAAGACGAACACGGTAAATGTCTATTGAATCCAGTCGCACACGATAAACCGGCGACCCAATTTGTAAATCCTTGACCGTCATAGTTATAATTCGATTTCATCGTTTAACAAATTATCCTTTGCCGCCTGTTCCGTTATCTGTTCCGGCGTGGGTCCGGTGGACTTGGCCGGTTCCGGTTCATTTTCCCACGGCAATTTGTCCGTTGCGCCATCATCCGGTAATTTTTTCGGAATTTTCGTTTTAACGGGCTTTTCCGGTTCGGACGGGGAATTTATCGGTTCGGGTTCTTTCGTCGCTTTTACGGCTCGTTTACGGCCTTTTTGGGCGGGTTCCGGCGCGTCCGTCTTTTCCGGGGCTTTCGCCGCCTGTTCGGGTGCGTCCGTCTTTTCCGGGGCTTTCGTCTTGATAAGGTCGGCCAACGATAACGTCAAGATGTTGTCGGCAATCTTGCCGTTGTCAAGGTCCAAAACGCCGCGTACAATCGTCAACGTGTTATCCCGCTTTTCATCCTCAATCGTTGCCAACGCCAACAGGTACGGCAATTTCTTGGCATTCACGGAATCCGTTTGGTCTTTCAAATTGTATGTCGGGGCCTTGCGCCAATCTTTCGGCGAAAAGTTAAACACACGAGCAACCGGCATTTCCGGATAATGGACATTCCACATTTCACGGTACAAATGCAATTGCAATTCGTGTTCTTCGTAAAACCCTTTCCGGCCGCTTTTGAAATCCACGATTGCCACGAACGATTTTCCGGTTTTTGGGTCGGTCATAATGCACGGCAAGTCAAGGCAACCGGCATAATGGAATTTCGGATGATACAAACCGATTTCCACGGCCAACGGCTTTACGTTCCAATCCTTGATGAATTGGGCGAACGCTAACACGTCCTTTCGTACTTTCGGCAACCATTCGGCAAACACCTTTTCGGGCAAGTTTTCCCGTTCCATATACGCCAACAGGGCGGCCGGGACGGAATCAAAGTCGTAACGGCGGTTGATAATCAGTTTTTCAAATTCGCCGTGCATAAACGTTCCATACGCGGCGGCCAAATCCCGCTTTTCCGTGGAACCATCTTTGCCGTTGGCAATCATCCAATCCAACAGGGCGGGCGCGGTCGGCATAACCTGTTTTAACAACGTCGTGACGGACGGGTAAAATTCCGGTTCCCCGGCATCGTTGAAGCGGTAATAATACCGGTGTCCGTCGGAATTGAGTTGGAACAACCGGTACGCGGGTTCTTTCAACGCATCAGCATTGAAATAAACGGCGCGGATTTCTTCAACAGTCATTCCGGGCGCGATTTCCTTTGCTTGTTCCTGTTCCGGTTCAGCCAATGCGGCCAACGCCGGGTCAATTGTCTTTTCTTCTTTCATTGTATCGCCTGTTAAATATTACATACCTTTCATTTTCTTGTAATCGTGCCAAAACATCGCCGCAAAGACAACGGAAATGGCAAGCGCAAAGAAATGCGACGGATTCCAAAAGATTGCAACGACGGATAAAACCGCCATAACGGACCAAATTACGGCCCAAAACAAATTTACCTTTTTCATATCGTTATTCGTTTGAAAGTCCAAAAAGAAAATCCGCCGTGCATCCGGTCATTTCGCAAATGACGTTAACCCATTCAACGTTGATTCGCGGGGTTTTACCGGCGCATAAACGCGTAATGTTTACTTGTTGCGCAACCGGCGTGGAATCGGGCCACAAACGCGCGGCAATGTCCTTTTTCAATACTTTGTTGCCCTGTTGCTTTGCACGGGCAATTGCTTCTTCAATTCGCATCATAATTCATTTGGTGTTTTAATTGTTTCGCCACATTCAACGCAACGATAAACGTAATTATCAATGACGTAAGAATTGGGCGTGTAATAATCGCCATCTTTCAGTTCGTGGCCCTCTGTTTCGATAAACTTTAATTCGCCGCCACAATGCGGGCAATTCCCGTCGCCCATAACAGTAAGGGCGCAAAAGGCATCGAACACGTCCGACGGGATGGAATGGGATTCGTCGCCATACAGGTATTCGGCCAAGACGGCGCACACATCGGAAACGTATTGCAGGCCGGTTGCCGCCAATACTGATTCGCCCCAATTGTCGGGCGTGTCGTCAATCATTCCGGCATCAATGAAACGGGCGCAAAGTTCGACCGCCACGGTTTCGGGTTCAACGTGTGCGGACATTCCGGCCGCAACCACGTTCAAATTTTTGTCAATCTTGAATCGCATAACAGTTCCGGGAATCCGCCCGGTCGGGGTTTTGTTGGCCCCGGTTGCCCGAGGCTGGGTTATTTACCAAATCGTCACATCCTGTTTGTTAATTCCGCAAATGAAGCAACGGGCGTAAATGTCGTTCAAATCTTTGCTGGCCGCAAGTATCGCCGCGTCGCGGGAACGAACCAATTGCCAATACGCGTTATTGATGTCATCGCAAATGTATTCAACGAAATACGTTGTTTCTGTGCGGTTGGCAGTTTCAATTGTTGTCATAATCTTTTTGTTTTTAGTCCCCGGAACCCGCCGGGTCGGTTGGGTTATTTCCTCAACCCGGGTACAAAGATAAGTATTATTTTCTAATTACCAAAAATGTTTTTATAATTTTTTTAGTTTCAATCCAAAATAAGTTATTTTTTGCATTTCTTCGATTTAAGACACTTTTACGGCGCGGATGATAAGTTGTGCCACCCGTTTCGCACAAGCCCGGGAAATCGCCTAAAAACAGCCAAATCCGGAATGGAACGAAAAAACCGCCCCTATCGGGACGGTTAACAAGCCGAAAAACCTATTGTTGCGTATAAGAATCGGTCGGTTTGTGCAAATATCGTTATTTTTCGATTACGACGTGTTCGATTCCCATTATTTCCGTATGCGGGTTTTTGCTTACAACATCCAATTGCCGGTTCTCAACTTTTTGCGTTTTCCAAAGAAACCCCAAGAATCGTTTATATTTGACCGATTCGGCAATAACCAACGAATCCCGGTTTGCCAATGTTCCGGTAAATTCCTTTTCGGTCAACAGGCCGTCGAAATCAAACCACGCATCCCCGCAATGGACCGCCACGGCCGGAACCTGTACAGAATCCCGGACAACCACGGTATCGCGTGGAATGGCCCGCAAATCAATGATGGTTTGTGATTGCGTTTTGTTCACGGCGGCCAAGTCCCGGTTGCGTTGTTTCAACTCTTTAATCAATGCCGCATCGTCGGCCCGGAACCGTTCAAATTCCTTTACGGTCAATTCAAGCGATTGCACCCGGGCGGCGTGCAAGGAATCACGGATTTTGTATTGCTCGACGTTCAACAACAGGGATTCCGTATTGCGTTCATACCTGTTGCGCTCGCTCTTAATTCGACTAACTGACACCCCTTGCAATACTATTACAACGAGCACGGCGGCCATAACGGCCGCCACAATCAAACACCTACGCATTAGGTGTGTATGTTAGTTCAGATTGCCCCACCTCGCGACTCAACTTAAGCGTATATTTGCCGCCCATAATCTCCACAAACGAATGTACCTCACTTTCGGTGTACTCGATTTGTACAAAGTGGAGTACAACGCCTTTTATATGCACTCGCGCAACGTTGTGAATCGGGTCTGCATTAACCGCGTCGATAAACTCATCAATCGCAACTTGTTCGTTTACCACCAAACGCCCGTTTTCCTCGGTATCTTCAACCTCGACATCGAAAATGTCCTCATTTTCTTCAATCATATTACGAAGCAACGGAACAATAGATAATCCGGATTGTGTGCCTTGACTTTCCACCCACCTTGTGAGGTAGTCTAATTTTTCATACTTAGTCATAATTTTTAATAGTTATAAATTAAATCTTTTCCCTTGGTAACTTTTGTTATAAATAATTTGCTTTCGTTGTTCGCCGTTAGCCTTGTGCGAAAAATGCACAAACGTTGGGTAAATTATCATCTGGTCAAACGGCAAATGATTGTCCGCCGCCATTCTGGCCAATTCAATAGGTTTAGGAAAAGCGACATCCGCCGCTTCTCCCTTTACGTGTTGTGATGTCGGAACCCCACCAATGGCGGCATTCAATTCGCTACATCTATATCCGGAATTTATCCGAAGCGGTACGCCTGCAATGTCGCGCAATGGTTGCAGAACATTATCCACAAGCGACTTTATCGCATCGCGGATGGCAAAGGAACGAATAACATTACAAATGCCCTTTTCTTCTGCTGTTCTGCTATTCTCAAATTCCGAATAGGAAAAATCTTTACTAATTGTGCCCATTTATCTAAAAATTAGAATCCAAATGAATATGTCTTGTTGCCTTTCACCACAACAACAATATCATCTATATTATCGTCAACGATAAAATTGCGAATCCATCCTTTGCAATAGACTGCCTTGATTTCTCCCGTTGAATCTGGAAATTCCGTAGTTATTTTTTCCGCAATCGCATTTAAGGCAACGGAAGATAAACAACTAACACTTTTAAGATTTCGAGTTTGAGATATAAAGATGGCGCACGGAAGATATAGACTAATCTTCGTACTTTCAAAATAAACTCCTTTTGTCGCTAACTCAGATGCTTCAAACACGATTGCGCCTTTCATCTCGCCCTTTGGAAATATGTTATCATCAGTTAAATTTCCGGTAATGGTTATTCCTAAATTTCCCCGAGCCGTTCTTTGCTCGTTGTATGTAATTGCGTTAGTTTTATATATCGCAGGTGAACCATATACCTTGGCTTCTGTTATTCCGCTTTTTCTGATAACAATCTTTTGAAAATTTATTCCTTCTGGCTGATAGAAGATGATTGCTTCATTGTCTTGTTGTGTTATCAAAACCGCAGGATAATACATTCCAGACCTATACACAAGAAATACTGACTTATTAGCATCGGCCTTATATGCTTGCACAAGTTGCGGTACATCGGCTGGCGTATTAGTATTATAATTATATACGACTGCTTTATGCGCAAGATTCTTTCGCCAATCGGGGTCGAGTTTTTCCGCTGTTACTGCTCCGTTAGCACTTGACAATGCTCCTATATTAGTTCGCGCCTGCTCTTTTTGTGAATTAGTAACATTTTGTGAAGTATATCTAACAACATCGGCATCTTTATTCGCGATAGTGATTTTATGCCATTGTGTATCAAAAAAGAAAATACATATTTCTTCGTCAATTTCCACTTTGAGGTTGTCATAATAGATATATACTCCTTTCTGATTTGCGAAATAGAATACTCTTGCATCCGACGCACTTGGCTTTGTTGTAGGTTCCGCAAGCCCCATAAACTGATAGCCGCTACCAAGCAAATTGACTATAGATAAGAGCACACTCTGCATTATATCGCCCGTTATCTCTTGATTGTCATTCGCTTTTATAACGGCTTGAATGGTAGCCTTTAAGTTGTTGTAATTTGCCATAATTTATAAACATTAAAAAATTAAACATTCTCATCAAATTTTTCGCCAAGTTCATCTTCGACCTTGTGTTTCATAAATTTCTTTAGCCAACGAAAAATCGGATGCTCGCTAATTTCCGCCGCGTTTTCAAGGAACGACCAGAACTCGATACCGCAACAAAAGGCAGTGAAAAAATTGGCAAGCCTTAATCTCTCCACAGATAATGTCGCGTCAAGCATTTCCGACAAGACGATACCGACGAAGATGAACACGACCTTATATATCGTGCGCCAAGCCTTTATGCTTTCAAATGCCGGATTTTCGCCCTTTCTACGCGCTATTACAAACGACTTCCAACACCCAGTGATGAAATCCACACACTCGAATATTACAACACAAATAAACAACGGCCAAAGCGATTCGAAAAATATGCCTATTGCTCCGCTAACTAAGCCGGAACACGTTTTTGCGGCGTACATATTACACATAATTCTCTCGGTTTTAACTGATTAAAAAATCGTTATTAAAATCATTGTTGAAATCGCCTGTTGGTTGAACATAACCACGGCCGATTTTCTTGGCGACGGTTGCCGTATCAAATTCGGCTTCCACGGCGGCCACATCGCCATTATCTTCCCAATCGGGCGTAATTAAGAACGTGTCAAGATTGTAAATTTGGCCGTTCTTTTCAATGTGCGCGTAATCGGCCATCCGAATAAATCGCATTACGTCCAACAGGTATTCGGACGCAAGGAATGAAAACCGGTAATGTTTTTCGGAAATCTGTTTTATCGGGAAATAGTAACCATCCCGGGTTTCTCCCTCTTCTTCAAACGGATATTCCGGTTTGGCAATATCCGCGTGTAAATACAAGACATTCCGAAATTGCGTACTATTCGCGTATTTGTAAACAATCGTTCCGGCATCCATTCGGAAATCCTCAACATCCCACCATTCCAATTTAAGATAACCGGAAATGTCATTTACAACCGTGAACACCTCGGAATACCACGTTTGCACGCCATCGCCCAATTCAATGTAATATTGGCCATTTTCCATTTGAGGAAACCTCGGCAATTGTCCGCCATAAACGATTACGTCGTAACCCTCGGCAACAAATGGTTTAACGGCAAATCCAAATTCGTCAATTCGGCCGCTATAATCGCCCACTAATTCGCCGGTTTTTGTGTATATTTTGAGCATTTCAACGGGGCGCACGATTTTCGTGAAAGAATATATTTCGCCCGAATATTCGCCGGCGTTTGCGTTCCTCACCTGTACACGAACCGTACGTGTTCCGGCCGGCAAATTCCATACGCCGGTATATGATTCATTTTGCCCAACGGACGGGTTGAACGTTCCCATTACTTGCGTTGTACTTGAACCATACGCAACGGCCATTACACCGCCTGTATATGGCGCGGGAACCTCGGACAAATAAAGTTTGTTGCCGGTTATGTTGTCGAATTGCTCAACCCATAATCCGGTTGTCACGTCCTGTTTCCAATCCCCTTGCTCGGTCAAATATCCGTTGTCCCCATCGTCGGAACCCAAACGGGTTTGAATTTCCGCCATACGGTGGTCGCGTATCAACTGAAAAGGCAACAGGAACCCCGCCGGGGTAAACAACGGGTAAATCCTGTTATATATCCACCATTTCCGGGCGTTCTGTTGCTCAATGGATGTGTACCACGGCAATACGGATAAATTGTTATTCGGTATCATACTTTAACGTCGTGTTTGCGTTCCTTGACGACAAATTTACGGACATTTTCTGAATTGTCCCGTTGCCAAGTCCCGTTTTAATTAAATTGAACATATCCGGTTCCTTTAAGACCGGGAATTTGATGGTTTGTGTTTTCAACTTTTTAATGCCTTGCACCACTTGTTCAACGCCATTTATTTCCACATTCCTCGCTGGCATATCGAACATATAATACCGTTGCAAGAACATAAATGAAACCCACGCATTTTGCAAAATATGGTCCGTTCCATCCAAGTCAAAATTAACATACGGCAATTTGTACGTAATGCCATATATTGCATTCAACGTTCCGGTGAAATTCGTTGCAGAATTATACATTATAATAAACATTTGCGTAACCTTAAACGTAAATGAATATATCGTGTTTGCCTGTACAATCGTACCGATTTCTTCCAGTTCTGCAATCGCATCTGATTGCGCAATTTTTGTATTTCCTACCGTGCTCTGAATATTTATCGTTATAGTTTGCCCAAGGAATTGACGCAAGTCAATTTCAGCAAATACAATTCCAGACGTTGGCGTACCGCTTTTCGTAATTGGTTCTTCCAAATAATTTTCATTCTTTCCGGCAAGCAATACGAAGCCATCTTTGGATATTTCGCCGGGATTCAACAAGATATAATCCACGTCGGACGTAAATTGCGACACATCAATTTGTTCGATGTTGTCCGGGGTAACGTACTTGGAAATAATGTCAATCGGGTATCCGTCGAAAAGTTCTGTAACATCGTCCATCCATCCAAATTGGTAGCGGGCTGCCATTTCCGGTTTATCAAATTCGTATTGATTCCGGGCATACGCCCACGGTTTCCCGTTTCGGGTCACAATCTGTTTCGTCAAATTTATTCCAACAAGCGGTTCACCCATATATGTACCGCCGCGCATAAAATACGATATATGCTCGATACAGAACCGGTTTTGTTTATCAACAAACCAATAACAACGGAAACAATCGCGCAACATATCCGTAATGCGTTTTAATGTTATCGGGGCCTTTTGTGCCGGTTGGTCATAACCGGACGAAATGACATTTGATTTTGGCGTAATGAACAACCGTTGTTTAATACCTGTAATTGGGTTGGTATCATCATACAGGAATTGGGAATAATCCGTTGTTTCGTCGTGTGTAATTCCGGGCGCAATCTTTGCCAACAAAACCGATATAACGGACCAAATCGGGAACGCATCTTTTAACGTGTATTCCTTGCGCCAATGTTGTTCCGTTACCCAATCGAATACGTCAAAGACGAACCAAAACGATATGCGGGACCACGCCGTCCGGGCAATTGGGTACGCGTCGCCAAAACCAGCAGTTGCGGGTATTCCGGGGTCATAATACAATCCGGGTTGATATATGCCCCATTTTGTTGGTGTCGTTGTAAGGTAATCCGAAATCCAAATTGTATTCGGGAAATAATAACCAATTACACGGGAATAATTACGGTTGTTTTCGACAATATCGTCATTCGGAATGGGAAATGTATCCAGTTCCAATGCCCGTTCAACGTCTGTTACATATCGCGCAAATACCGACGTGTCGTGAATGTATAATTTAACAGTTCCCGACGCGCCCGCGTCCGAATTTGGGGCCAATTCAATTTCAATCGGGTATGTCTGTGGTTTTTGATTGCCGAAAATTGCTTGCCACATTACCGTACCGTCTGAGATACGAACGATTTGGAACTTTTCGAACGTAGCACTTGTTTCACGATAGTAACTATGTAAAAACTTGTATCCGTCTTTTGTGTATTCCGTTGTGCCGGTTCCGGAATACGGTTCGCCAAAGTATATTTCCGGGATAGTTGGGGTTCCCTGTTGTGTTACCTCTACAATTCGGGCCGTTTTGTTTTTGGAAAAGTGGTATGTGTTTTCCAATGCGCTTTCATTGGTCACAGCGTCACATTCTTGTTCCCACCACATACCAGAAAGGAAACAACCGATAACCGTTTGGCCCGGTACGTAAACTTGAATCATTGGCCGTTTATCCAACTTGACGGGTTGAATTACCGGGGCCAAATCAATCAAATTGTATTCCTTATCCATACCGGCCAAAATCACGTTGTAACGGTCGTTGACGTTCGGCGTCACAATCGCGGTTTGGTCGTCCTCATTAAATGCGCAATCGGTTTTCCAAAATTGCCCGGACCAATAGACGGCCCACGTTTGGCCGCCATCGTATGAAATAGATATTACAATGTCAAATTGCGTGTCGAACGCCTTTGACCGAATAAACAAGTAATCGTCTTTTTGGAACGTCAATTTGCCGGACAGTTTGCCCCGGTAAAATTCTTGGTTCTGTTCCAACGCGTAATCAATTGCCAAATCGTCCTTATATACGGGGAACGCTTGGCGGGTATCATTTCCGGCGGAAAGTTGAAACCTATAAATCGGGTTCATTTTTTATTTAGTTTTTATAAATCTTGCGGGTCAAATTCTTGTACCGAATAACGGTGTTTCCTTGGCCGTCCACGTATTGGGTGCGGTCGCCCTGTTGGCGGATTGCGGCAACGTCCTTTTCAAGCCCGGAAACATCCGTATTTCCACCGCCAACCAACCCAACGGCATAACCGCCCATTGCGGCATTTGCGCGTTGGTATTTGTCCGCAAACGTGCCATTGTTAAAAGCATTGATTACGTCCGGAATCAAATGGCCATAACGGCGGGAATTTCGCTTGTTAATGACGGCAAAGTATTCGCCGCCCTCTGCCCGGCGTCGGGTTCCGTCCGACTTTGTCCCCAAGTCAATGTCGTGGCCGCTTGCGTGGGAACCGCCTTGCAACAGTTCAACCGTACCGTCGCCATACGCTTCCGATACGCCCGCAACTTGTGCGGCCTTTACTTTTGAAATAGCAAAAGACCCCCACAATGTTGCCAATGCCGCAATTGCTAAAGCCAAGCCCAAAGGCGCGGGTTGTATTGCCGTAAATCCGGACCAAATATTTGCGCTTGCCGTAATCAACGACGACGTTTGTGTTAATGTATCAATCGCCAATTGGGCCTTTTGCGCCTTTTGCTTTTCCTTAATTGCCTTATCTTGGTTTTTCTTTGCCAAGTCCAATTCCTTTTGCGCGGTCGTTACCTCATTGGCATACCCGGCGTTCCGGGCTTCAATTTCGGCGTCCAACGTGCGTTGCGCGGCATCAACTTGGGCGTTCGCCGCATTAACGGCCGCTTCCGCCGCCGCGTTCCAAGAATCAACCAACGACCCGATGGATTCTTTCACGGAATCAATGGCCGTATTCAATGCGTCCTGTTGTTCCGAATCCAAACCAATACCCAACAATTCATACATATTGTTGTACGGCAATTTCTTGGATTCTTTTTCAATGGCCGCAATCGTGTTTTCAATCGTCTTTCGTTCCTGTTCGGTCATTTTCAATCCGGCGGCGTCGTCCAATTCCAATATCTTTTGCAACCGTTCCTTTTCTTGTTGCAATTGGAATTGGGTTTTTTTGCGTTCGTTGGTGTCTAACAAAGCAAATTCCGACGCGCCCAATTTCTGTTGCGCATCCAACAACGCCAACGCCCGCTTGGACGTTAATTCGGTTGTTTGCTTCAATATGATGGCGTCCCATTTCTTGTTAATGTCCGCTTCATTTTGTCGTACATCGGCGTTCAATTGGGCGTTTTGCGCCAATTCAATGTCGCGTTGCTTTTTTAACAACTCAATCGACAAATCAACCTGTTCTTGGGACCCCTCACGTGTAGCGTCCAAGTGCAATTGAATCCGGGCCGCATCGGCGTTCAATTGGTCAACGGAAATTTGTTCGTTTAATTTCGAGAGTTCTTGACGATATTGTTGGCCATACAGTTCCAATTGCTTTATCATTTCGTCCCGTTGGGTCGCGGTCAAATCCCGTTCGTTCGCAAGGGCCGTTTGTAAATCGTTGATGCGACGTTTATATTGCGTTTCAAGTTCGCGGCGTTGCTTTTCCGCGCCGTCCGCCATCAATGCAATTTGGATGTCCTCGGTTTCCCGAATGGCGGCCACGTTCAACGCCATATATTTGTTTTGCAAATCTTGCAAATCTTGGTTGTACTTTACTTGAATGGCTTTTATTTGGTCATTCAAAGCCCGGCGGGCCTTTACGGTCAAATTGGTTTCGGTCTTTAACCGTGTTTGAACGTCTTGGATTTGGCGTTGGGCGTTTGCTTTCAATTGGGCGGATTCACGCTTGTAAGAATCGTTTATTATCGCAATGCGGGCGTCTTGCGACGAACGCAACACGTCCAATTCAGTCTTGGCAATATCTTGTGATTCCTTGCGGCGTTGGGCCAACTGTACGGCCCGGTCCGTGGAAATTTGTGCACCCTCTGTTTGCAAATCAACGGCAATTTGAACGGAACGGCCGTAATTGTCAATTTGGCCTTGTACGGCTTCAATTGCTTTTTCAATCTTTGTGTTCTCAACCTTTCCGTCCAAGTCAACATCCACGCGCAAACGATTCTTTCCGGCGGCTTGGGCCTGTTGCAATTCCAAAAGCGTTTTTCGCAATTGCTCAACCTTTGCGCGGTTCGCTTCCAATCCGGCAACCTGTTTGCCATATATTTTCATTTGTTTGTCGTGGGCCTTGACGCGTTCGTTGTAAATTTCATCTTCCAACGCCCTGGTTTCTGATATTGACGCGTTACGAGCCTTGGCCACATCCAATTCGTTTTGCAACGCTTGGATTCTTTCGTTATTGACCCGGCTTGCCGATTTAGCGTATTCTTCCATATAGTCCAATTGGGCGGCCGTCGCTTTGTTCAATTTGGTTTGTTCCTTGGCGGCCCTGTTGGCCCCGGCGGCAAACGCTACCAGTGCGCCCACAACAGTAACCAACGCGATTGCCAAAAGGACATAAGGATTGGCGGCGGCAACGGCATTGAATAAGCGTTGCGCGATAGTCGCGCCGGTCGTGGCGATAATGTTCTTTTTCTTGGCGGCCGCGTCCAACTGTTCGGCTTTGGTTGCCGCCTTTGTTTGCAATGTACGAATACCGGTCATTAGGTTGGATTCCCTTTGCAACGCGTTTTGTACGGCGGCCAATCCGGAAACGATGCCGATTGCGCCGCCCAAATCCTTTTGCGCTTCGGTTGCCGTTTCGGATGTTGTACCCATCAACGCCATTGTACCCGTAACGGCCGCCATACCGCCGGACGCGGCGGATGCCGCGCCCATTGTCGCGTCCATCGTTTTGGTACCGGATGACATCGCCACAACCTCTTTTTGCGCACCCATCATCGCGTCTTTCAATTCGCCCGCCCGTTGGGCCATCTTTTGGTATTCTTCCGAATTTTGTTCCCCGTTGGTTTTCAACAACACCATTTGTTGAATCAACGACGTTAATTCCATCTTCAGACCTTTTGCCGCATCGGCATAATTGCCGACGTTCAATTGGTGTTTGCCGGTCGCTTCTTGCAACCGCTTCATTTCCTCATAAATGGCGGCGGTTTCCGCTTCCAATGCCCGGCCCGATTCTGTGCCTTGACGCTCGGCGGTTGACATCTCGTTAAGACGTATTTTGTTCAATCGGTATTGGGCCGACAACCTGTTATATGACCCCTCAACCGACGTATTTATTTGGGTAATCAGTTTGTCAATTTGGGCCGATTCCTTTTTGGCGGCGGCGGCTTCTGCAAACGCTTGGGTCACTTTCCATTGGGCGGTCGTAACGTCACGATATTCGGCAACCAACTTTTCGGATTGTTCGGTTGCCAATTGAATGTTTTTACGTTGTTCTTCGCTTGCGCCGGACACGTTTTGCATACCCTTGGCAATTTCGGCGGCCGCGCCCTGTATTTTTTGTTTTGCCGCGTCGTACTTGGTAATCAATTCGTCCAATTGGTCCATCAAATTGGTTATCGAATCGTCTGGCGTAATCAAATCGCGGTAATAAATTGGGTTCGGATTGTCCATAATATTTATTTTCGTTAAAAATCCGTTTTAACGGCATTTTGTTTCTCAAATGATAAATTACACGTCCCGGCCTGTTATCGTCCAAATTTGGCCCGTTTCTGTGCCTTTCCCGCCTGTTTCGCCCTTTCCTTGACAAAATCGAACGCGTTGTAAAATTCCAAAACGGAATATTTCTTGGGTCCGACGTGCAATTGTTCCGACAATACCAAACAAAGGTTTTCAAATTGTCGGTCAAACTGTATTTCGACGCCATCGGAACCGGTAAACATTTTCGGGTTGGAATAGGTAATTAACGCCGTCGTCAATTTGTCCACGATTTCCGCACCCGCCGGGTCGTCAACCCCCGCCACAATCCCGTTCAAGATTTCCAACGTTCGCTTGCGTAAAATGTCGTAATATTCTTTCACGTCCGAATCGTTGAAAAGGGCTGGAAAATACAATGTTAATTCCCCGTCAATTTTTTTTTTGACCGCTTCCAATTGGGCGGTCAATTCGCTTTCGGGAACGTCATTCAACTTTTCCGTAATGGCGGCCAACGCATCGTCCCCAATGTCGGTACAATCTTGGCCATCAATCTTTGTTATCAACGCGGCAAAT